TAAAGCTAAAGCGTCTAAAAGATATACTTATGGCACATTAGCTAAAGTTTATCGTAGAGGACAAGGTGCTTTTTTATCTAGTGGTTCACGTCCTAGAGTACCAATGGCGGCTTGGGCTATGGCTAGAGTAAATTCTTTCTTGCGTGGTTCAAGGAAACATGATTTAGACTTAAAGAAAAGGAAACGAAAATGAGTTTTGCAAATGTAAATCAAATGTTGTTTGGTGTATCTATTCAACGAGGAGATATAAATAATTTTTCTGGTATTCAAAAGTTTGGATATAATGGTTCTGTAGGAACATCTTTTGAAACTATCTGGGACGGTGGCGGAGATTATACTTTTATAAGTTCTGCTGGAACTGCTACAGCAACAAGTTCAGATACAGATGATAATACAGGCACAGTTGAGATACAAGGACTAGATTCTAATTATGATCTTGCTACAGAAACATTAACTATTGGTGGCTCTGCAAGTTCAACAAGTTTTATCAGAGTATTTAGAGCAAAGATGATAAATGCTAATACAGGCGATGCGAATGTTGGAACAATTACTATAACAGTTTCATCAACAACAGTAGCACAAATACAACCTACCTATGGTCAAACTTTAATGTCTGTGTATACAGTTCCTAGAAAGTACCAAGCATATTTAGTACAAATGGATATTGGAAGTTCTAAAGATTTAGAAAATGAAATTATATTACGAATAAAAGGAATAGATAATGGTAATTCATGGAATACTAGATCATTTCTTACAACTAGAGGTGGCTTTGTAGAAAAGAATTTTGCTGTTCCAGAAATTATAGGACCAAAAACTGATATTGAAATGAGAGCTAAATCAAGTGCAACCTCATCTGTTAGTTCTGGATTTGAATTAATATTAGAAAAAATAGATCAATCTTAGTGCCTAAGTATCAAGGCAGAACAGTTAAACTAAACAAACCTTTTCGTACTTCTGGGGAAAGAAAAAAGTTTGCGGTATATGTTAAAGATAGATCAACAGGTAATGTAAAAAAAGTTCGTTTCGGTGACCCCAATATGTCTATTAAAAAAAATATCCCAGCAAGACAGCGTTCCTTCCTCGCTAGACATGGTGCTATTTTAAAGAAAGTTAAGGGTCAAAAGTCGTTAGCCCCTGTATATTGGGCAATAAAATCATGGCGAAAATCCTTTAAAATCTAGGGTTTTTTAATTATTTTGCATTTTTTTTCATTTTTTTCTTTATTTATTATTATTAATTTGATAATACTTATATATAATTAAAACAAAGGAAAAAAAAATGAAAACTAATATTTATGATAAAAATTTTAAGAATGAAATTAAAGGTTATACAATTTCTGGTTTAGAAGAACAAATATCTGAATGTACTGATGTGATTTCAGAATTGTATCATAACTTAAATGTTAATAACGAACCAACAACACAATTAGCAATTAATACTGATAATATTGCTGATGATTATTATCGTGAAATTAAACTTTTAAAAAAGGAATTAAGAAAAAGAAACAAGGTGGCTCAATAATGAGCCATCTAAGAGAGGAGAAAAAGAAAATGAACAATAATCTTTTAATGAAACCTAGAATAATTGCAGATATAGAAAAAGAAAAAAAAAGATTATCAAAAGATAATTTTAAAAGAAAAGTAAATTTACCTAAAGGATTACAAAAAATTTATGATACTTTAATGAATAATGGAATTGAAGTATCTGATTGTTACTGGGAAGAATATCAATGGTGGTTTGAATTAGGAGGAACTATTGATAATTATTCTTGGGACGGTGGAGATGTACCTTGTGGTACAATTACAGGTAATATTTCTACAATTGTTCAGTATATTAAGACTTGGGATATATTTTTAAATGAAGATGAAACAGAAAAAAATTATAATCCATATACAATAGGAAAATATGACAAATAAACAATTACAAAAAACTATGAACGAGGTCGGACTTTCACAGTCCGATCTTGCACGTTTAATCTTTGATACAGATAAGCTACAACAATACCAGCGAATAAAAATAAATAGATATTTGTCTGGTAAGTCTAAAGTTCCTCATTGGTTGCCTGTTATACTAAAAATGTATATACAAGCAAAGAATGGCTAGAATAGATTTTACAGAACAATTAGCAGATCAACACGAATTACAAATCAAGCGTACTTTAGCAGATTTAGAAGCACGTATTGTTTCTGATATTTCTAAAGCAGTATCAAAAGAAGATATTATAACAACGCAAATAGCAATACAGCTACGCCCAAATATAAGAAGATTTATAGAAGAAACCTATTCCACAGTCGCTGATAGTAATGTAAGGGATTATGATCAAATAGTTACTTCATTCATGGACGAGTTCGGAGAATTAAATATTCCAGATAATTTTAAAACATTAACCCAAGTAGATTTAGATACAATAACACAATTAAAATTTCAAAGTTTTAGTGGCTATGAAGAAATAGCAAATAGATATTTGACAGAAATAAATGCTAACGTTTATCAAAATGCTATTGCTGGAAAACCTTTTGAAGAAATGGTCAAAGATATTAAAGGGCTTATAACTGGCGATGAAGATAGACGTGGCAGATCAATGTCTGGTTATGCTTCACAGATAGCCCATGATAGCGTTATGCAATTTGATGGTCAGTTCACAGTTTATAAAGCAAAAGAGGCTGGTTTAAATAAATATAAATATACTGGAACATTAGTTAGAGATAGCCGAGACCATTGTAGAAAACACATTAACAAAATTTATACCGAAGAAGAAATAAGAAGAATATGGCAAGGGTCTTGGGCTGGTAAATCAGAAGGCGATCCATTTATAGTTAGAGGTGGTTATAGATGCCGACACACTTGGTTGCCAGTTGTAGATATTTAATATATATTATCAAAATTAACTAAGGAGTTTATCATGGCTGACGAGCAAAAGAAAACGGATCAGGTTGAAGAAACTGCACCTGTAGAAGCAGTTGAAGAAAAGAAAGCGGAAGAAACTTTATATAATCAAAGACAATTAGAGGACGCTATTAAATCAAGATTAGCTAGAGAACGAGCTAAGATGTATCAAGAATTAGGTACAGATAATCTTGAACAAGCAAAATCTGCTTTAAAAGAAAAAGAAGAACAAGAAATAGAACGTAAAAAACAACGTGGAGAATTTGAAGATTTATTAAAACAACAAGCAGATAAATTTAACCAAGAAAAATCTCAAATGCAAAAACAGTTAGAGCAAATCAAAATAAACGACGCTCTAGTAAACTCCGCAGTTAAGAATAAAGCAATCAATCCAGAGCAAGTAACAAACCTTCTCCGTTCCAAAGTTAAATTAAATGAAGATGGTAGAGTAGAAGTTCTTGCGGAAAATAATCAACCACGTTATAATTCCAAAGGCGAATTATTGAGCGTAGACGATTATGTTCAAGAGTTCATTACGCAGAACCCTCACTTTCAAAGCGCAACTCCTTCGGGAAGTGGAAGTAAGGCGAATGTGGGTAAGGTAGACGCAAAACCTTTTAATATTGCGGATTTAGATATGAGCAAAGCAGAGGATAGAAAAGCGTATGCGGATTATCGCAGACAACGTGATTCTAAACCTACTGTTATTAACCGATAACCAAATAGGAGTCTAAAATGGCTAATGAAAGTACCAGTTCCACATTATCGGAACTATATACGGAAATTGTTGCTGAAGCTGAGTTCGTAATACAAGAGAAATCTTTAATGATGAACCTAGTTAAAAATTACACTATTGCTGGTGGCGGAAAATCTGTAGAAGTACCGATTTATTCTGCTATTGCGGCGGCGGCTGTAAGTGAAGCGACTGATTTATCAAACACTGCGGTAGACCCGTCTAGTGTCACAATCACGGCTAGTGAGGTAGGCGTGATGACCACATTAACAGATTTAGCAAGAAATTCTGCACCAAGAAATGTAGTAGCTGACATCGGAAGATTATTCGGTGAAGGTATTGCAAAAAAAATGGATCAAGATTTAATTGCTCTGTTTGATGGTTTCTCAACTACTCTTGGCGATGGAACTACTGCAATAGCGGCTTCATCAATCTTCAATGCGGCTTCAACTCTTAGAGCGGCTGGATTACCGATTGACGAATGTGTAGCAGTATTGCACCCAAAAATTGCTTATGATTTAAAAGCTAATTTAACAAATACTTTTGCAAATCCAAATGCTGGTGATCTACAAAATGAAGCTATGAGAAATGGTTTCGTAGGAACACTTGCTGGTATTAAAATATTTGAAACTTCAAATATGTCTAATACTGGTACTGCTGGTGATTACAAAGGTGCTGTTATGCACAAAGATGCTTTAGCATTAGCAACTATGCAAGGTATCAAAATTGAAACTCAGCGTGATGCAAGCCTTAGAGCCGATGAAATCGTAGCAACGGCGGTATATGGGGTTGGCGAATTACATGATAGTTATGGTGTAGAAATGCACTTTGACTCTTCAATCCAATAATTATAATGGGGGCGTAATGCCCCCTTATTCTAGGAGTTTATGATGATTACATTAATTAGAGGTTCAAAAATAATTCAACGATCAGATGAAGATTGGAAAAGAAATAAAAAGAATTGGGAATTAAGAGGTTTTAAATTG